CAGGCCGCTAGACTTGCGATGGAAACATTCGCGGCACTACCAGATGCATTTGGTATGAACTTACAGAATATTATGGAAGTTTCAACCAGAAGAGTGTCCAATCCCCACATCGAACAAAGATTTGAGAGTGTGTCATTTAGAGAGTTCTCTTTTGTTTATGAGTTTGCCGCTCGTTCAAAAGCAGAACAAGAAGCAATCGAGAATATAATTAAGACTTTTAGATTTCATATGCATCCGGAACTGATACCTTCTGGTTTATTTTTTGATTATCCGTCATTGTTTGATATTAGTGTTATGTTCAAAGAAAACGAAAACAGATTTATACATAAAATATCAACATGCTATTTAACCTCATTTACAACTAATTATACTTCAACTGGTGTATTTGCAACAAATAGAGATGGCCAACCAACAGAAATTCAATGCACTATGAACTTTAGAGAAATTGAACCATTACATAAACATAGAATTGAAGAGGGATACTAATGAGTTATTTTGCACAGTTTCCTAATATGCTGTACGACTACACTAAACCAGGAAGTCAAAGCACCAATCTTATTATTGTAAAAGATATTATTCGCAGAGTTAAATTAAATAGTTCTGTTGCTAGTTCTATATTTGCGTATGATGAGTACGATATACAAGAGGGTGAGCGTCCAGATATACTTGCTCATCAATTTTATAATAGTAGTAAACTCGCTTGGGTTATTTTATTGACAAATGAAATACATGATTTATACGAAGACTGGCCGAGAACTGGTAGAGAATTATCAAATATGATTAACAAAAAGTATGGTGGTTCTGGACCNTACGCTCTTAAAGGAACAGATACAAGTGTAGGTCATTCTTATTCTGGAAAAAATGGTTATTATTATCCTCTGTTTCTNAATGCAAANGATGCGAATGAGTATGATAGACTGCAAGGTTATGCTGGCGGATCACATACACATAACTTCTCTGAGTTTCCTTCTACAACATTTTATATGCCGAATGGAGTTAACAGAGGACATGCTTCCTTTTCTTTCGATAATGGTTTATATAGATTGTGGACACCTAATTCTGGACCTGATGGAGTTCATCATTATGAAAGACCCCAATTGTCTGGCGATACGACCAAGCATGTTCGTACAACCGAAACAACATATGTGACATATCCATCACCGGGAACTACACAAACATTATCTTCTCTTATTATAACAAATCGCCAATACGAAGAAGCAGAAAATGAAAAGAAGAGAAGAATTAAAATTCTTAGAGCAAACTTAGTTCAGGAGTTTGTTAATGAATTTAAATTGATAATAAAGGATTAAACCATGAGTGGTGGCACTAAGGGCGGCGGCGAAGTATTAATGTCTGCTTTAAATTTGTTTCCTAATAGTGTTAAAACTGTTAGAGATGCAAAGGAAGCGAAAGACTATCTAGATTTACTNAGTGTGTATGCACAAATGACAATAAATGAGAGTATTCTTTCTCATTTTATGACAGGTCAAATTACATTAAATGATAGTAATGACATTCCTGCTGATTATCCTATTGCTGGTGGTAATATTCTACATATTACATATAATGTTGCAGATGGACCTGATGAAACTGAGATTGATGCTTGGTTTCGCATAGTTAGTATTAAGAATGTTGTTATCGCTGAAAGTAAACAAGCGTATACACTACAATTCATTAGTGAAGATGGTTGGAACAATATGCATACGGTTCTAAACTCTTCATTTAGTGGAGAACCTTCAGATATTATACTTAAAATTCATCAAAATAATTTATATAATGCGGGTAAAAAGATTGCTATAGATAAGACTATTGGTGGATTGAAATTTATTTGTCCTAACTGGAAACCTTCTCAAGCAATTACATGGATTACACATAAAGCAATTTCGGCAGACACCGACAATCCTGGATTCTTTTTCTATGAAACTTTTCGCGGATTTAGATTTATGTCTACTGATACATTATTGAATAAAGATAAAAATTTAGTCATCACTGATGTAATGGGAGATGTTGCATCCGAAAGAACAGATGGTTCTACAGTGAAGAAAGGATATTTATATAAGATTCCTGGTATTCCTGTTACTGGTTCTGACGGTAAACCAAAATCAGGAATGGTTGGTAGTGAAACTCTGCAGAATGTTGATGACTTCAGAGTTCTGGAACGAGGAACTATAGGAAAAGATTTGATAGAAGGTAATCTTGCTTCTAGAAATATTACACATGATATTTTTCATAAGAGTTATTCAGTAGAAGAATATAATTATTTTAATGACTTTAATAAAACACAACGACTTGGTGCGCGAACACATTATGAAACTCCTAGCGAACCATTAAACACAAACCTGTCTATCATGATTAGTCCAAAACACTCTAGAATACATTCTAATAAAAAGGGTGATGTTGGTTCCAGAACTCTGTATTCCGATGACTATGTGTTAATGAGAAAACAAATATTAAAACAAATTAGTGATGAAGTTATTAATAACTTTGAGGCGCCTGGTTCTTCTATTATTGAATCCGGAAGATTGTTAGAGTTTAACTATCCTGCGGTTAGAAAGACTGAAGATAATGCTGATGTATATCAATCTAAATACTCAGGACATTATTTAATTAGAGATGTAATTCATTTGTTTACGCCGGTGGCAAACACAACTACAGCATACAAAGTAGACATGAATATTGTAAAGGATGGATGGAATGCGTAAATTTTCAGAATTACGAGAAGAGATATCACAAAGAGATTTAGATGGTATCGAAAAGTTTGCAGATAGATTATTTGCAAAAGTTAAAATTGACGTTGAGTTCACTCGACATTTTTTAGATAGGGTTAATGATGAACGTAACAAGAAACAGATTACTACTGCAGAACTTACGAGACTGTTTAAGCAGACTTATAACAAACATGGTAAGAAAATTCCACAGTTGGGTCCTGATGCTGAAGCGGTAATCAAAGATATGCAGACAGATATTAATATGCCATTTGTTCTCAAGTGGGATAAAAACTCACAAGAGTTCGAATTAGTTGCGAAGACTGTTATGCGTAAAAAGGGTTTTGCAACAAGCAACCAAACGCTTTCTGTATAAATAAGATAAAGAGGAGAGACTAAACCAATGGGTAACTATTTTTTCAATGACGAATCCATCAATATTGCACGAGGATTATACAAAGGAGTTACTCACATTTCTAAGTTTGGGCGTAATCCTGATATTGGTGGTGCACCAGAAACAATTTGGATGCATGGTGGAATATACACATATCTAACTACAGCATCTACTCTCTTTATTCATAGTGCAAACGTAAATGATAGTGCCGCTGGAACAGGTGCAAGAACAGTCACTATTCAAGGTCTAGATACAAACCACAACTTCATCGAAGAAACAGTTACAGTAAACTCTGATGTAGCAACAACAGCATCATTTCTAAGAGTATATCGTGCATTCGTTGCTACTGCTGGTTCATCTACAACTAATGAAGGCACTCTTATAATTTCTACTCTGGTGAATGGTGGTGGAACAGTTCTTGCAGATATTGGAGTTATTGGAACAGGCACAACTTACGGACTAGGACAAACACAACTTGGTATATACACTATTCCTGCTGGCAAAACCGGATATCTAACACAATGGAATATTGGCGTTGGAGGTTATAATGACAGCGCAACCGCAACGCTTCTTACTAGAGAACTAGACGGTGATGCGCCATTTAGAAGTAGAGATATTATGGATGTTCCTGGTGGTCATCACACACGAAAGTATACTGTGCCAATTGCTTTACCTGAGAAAACAGATGTTGAAGTAAGAGCAATTGCATCTACTGGAACAAATATTTCAACAACATTCGACATTATACTTAGAGATAATTAAGAGGTAGATTATGAAAAATTTCATGGGCATGGACGGTTTTATCTGGTTCATGGGTGTAGTTGAAGACCATAATGATCCTGAACAGATTGGTCGTGTTAAGGTGCGTTGCTTAGGTCTTCACACAGAAGATAAAGAAACACTTCCCATTGATGATTTACCTTGGGCGATGGTTATGATGCCAACAACATCTGGATCAGTATCGCAGATTGGTCACTCACCATCAGGACTACTTAAAGGTTCGTGGGTGATGGGATTCTTTAGAGATGGTAATGCCTGTCAAGAACCTGTTGTCATGGGGTCTTTTCATGGATATCCAACAGAGCGTCCTAATACTGATTTGGGGTTCTCCGACCCAACGGGAACCCATCCCACTGAAATTAATGAACCAGATACTTCTCGCTTATCAAGAGGTGATAAAAAGTCAAAACTTTATGTAGCAAGAAATGATGGTGTTAATAAAGGACATCGTGTGGATGGAGAAGGACCTAACGGTAAACCTTCTATAGGAAAGAAGAACATTGCTTGGAGTACTGACACATGGACTCCTTCTGCGGTTCCTTTCAATGCACGATACCCATATAATAAAGTTTATCAAACTGAGAGTGGACATGCTTTAGAATTTGATGATACTCCTGATAATGAGAGAATTTTATTATTTCATCGTAAAGATACATTCATCGAATTGCATCCTGATGGAACTATTCAGATACATTCATTTAAGAATGCTGAAGTATTAGTAGATGAAGACTTTAACATTGAAGCAAAAGGCGCAGTTAATATATTCACACAAGGTAAGACAACTGTATATGCAAAAGATAATATTGATATGCAGTCTGAAAAAGATGTACAGATTAAATGCGTAAACTTTAAAGTAGAAGCGCAAACTAATATTACACAAACTTGTGGTCAAACAATGGACTTAAACGCTGGTGCGAACATTGATGCGGATGCACCTAGAATTGACTTGAACTAATAATGGAGAGATAAAATGGCAAAAGTAAAAGCAAGCATTGGAACATATATTCATGAAAGTAATCCAAAGAAAACATCAACAAGTGGTAGAATGTCTATGGTTAAATTTGCTTCTATGAATAAAGATAAAAAACGCAATTTTAAGAAATACAGAGGACAAGGTAGATAGATGACAGGAATATTTTGTGTTCTTATTAATGGAGTAGTACACACATATAATAAGTATGAAGATATTCCACTCAGTTTTGATAATCTAATTAGATTTGAACCTGAGTATCCACCAGAACCTCACACAGACGAACAACATCATATTATTGCACAATATAATAGTAAACTCAGAGAGTTGATGGGGAGAGAACGAAATGCCAGCGGCAACTAGAATAGGTGATGCAGACGTACCACATTGTTCAGGTATGACAAGAGCGGTAGGTAGTCCTAATGTGTTTGTGAATAACATTCCGTGGTCTCGCCAAGGAGATGTAAACACAGGACATTTGCTTCCTGGTGCGCCATGTCCCTCACACGCGGCACCAATAGCATCTGGTTCATCTACTGTTAAAGTAAATGGAAAAGGTGCAGGTAGAGTAGGTGATGGCGTGAGTGGTTGTACATCAGTCGCCGCCGGATCATCTAATGTATTTGCTGGTGGATAAAGAGGTATAAATAGTTCTATGGCAATAGTAACGAGAAGAACAACAGATTTTAAAGACTTAGATTTCAACTTCACCAAGTTGTCAACAACCGGTGATGTGGCAAAGAAATCTGATGTTGAGGCAGTTAAGCAATCGATGAAAGCACTGATACGCACTAGTTATTTTGAAAGACCATTTCAACCATATCTAGGTAGCGAAATCGCAAACATGCTGTTCGAATTGAATACGCCGCTTTTAAGAAGAAGAATTGAAAAATCAATTAGAGAAGTAATTGATAATCATGAACCTAGAGCAAAAATTACAGATGTTAAAGTCGATGACAACTCAGACAACAACGAGTATAGGGTGAGAGTTTATTTTTATGTTGTAAACTATACAGGACAAGAGGTATTTGAAACCTACTTGACAAGGACAAGATAAATGGCACAAACAACAAGCAGAATTAGAGTATCGGAACTAGATTTCGACCAAATTAAGACTAATTTGAAAACTTACTTGGCGGCGCAAGAAGAATTTAAAGATTATAATTTTGAAGGTTCGGCGATGAATTCGCTTTTGGACATTCTTTCTTATAATACTCATTACAATTCAATTTATGCTAATATGGTTGCGAACGAAATGTTTCTTGATAGTGCCGTCAAGAGAGATAGTGTAGTTTCACTTGCAAAGCATCTTGGATATCGTCCTCGTTCATCTACATCATCTACTGCAAGAATTAATGTCACAATTAACAATCCTACTGGATCGCCAGCATCACTTACTATGACTAAAGGTACGGTCTTCAGAAGTAGAGTTAATGATAACAACTATCAGTTTGTCACAACTTCAGATGTTACTATTGTTCCTACTGAAGGTGTATACACATTTACTAACATTGATATTAAAGAGGGAACTCTTTTAACTTCACAGTATACAAAAAATAGTATTAATGCAAACCAAAGATTTTTGTTGACTGATGATACAATTGATACATCAACTATTAAAGTTAAAGTTCAGAATAGTGTTAGTGATTTAACCTCAACCACATATACATTAGCGGATAATATTCTAGAGATTGGGTCTGACAGTAAAGTATACTTCTTAGATGCGGTCGAAAAAGGATATTATGAAGTAACATTTGGTGATGGTGTTTTAGGTAGCGCACTAGTAGATGGCAACATCATAATTATTGAATATATTGTATGTAATGAAAAAGAGGCAAATGGTGCTAAGGCATTTACACTACAAAGTTCTGTTGGTGGTTCGACAAATGCAACTATTACAACCGTTATTAATTCCGAAAATGGTGGTCCTAGAGAAGGAACAGATAGTATTAAATTTAATGCACCAAAATCATACTCAGCGCAAAACCGCGCTGTTACTGCAGAAGATTATAAAGTAATTCTACCTAAACTTTATAATAACATTGATACTATGCAAGTTTGGGGTGGTGAAGATAATGATCCTCCTATTTATGGTAAAGTCTTTATTTCTATTAAACCTATCACTGGTTCTAGTTTAACAACATCTACTAAAGATGCTATTAAGAATAGTATTCTTTCTGGTAAAACAATGGTGTCTATTACACCTGAAATTATTGATCCTGTTTATATTTGTATTATTCCAACAATTAATGTATATTGGAATCCAAACATTACAACATCAACATATACAGATATTTCTTCTAAAGTGAGAAGTACCGTATTGAATTATGCACAAACGCAGATTAAAACTTTTGATAGTGTTTTCAGATACTCCAAATTTGTTAACTTAATTGACTTAGCGGACACGGGTATTGTATCAAACATTACAACATTAAGATGTGAAAGACATTTTGATGCAATTCTAAATCAAGAAAGTAAGTATACTATTGATTTTTATAATCCACTCTTTACACAAGGCGTTGGTTCTCCCACTAACCTGTCATCTACTGGTTTTACTATTGCTGGTAGAGCGCAAACAGTTTATTTAGATGACGATGGTGCTGGAAACATTCGCTCATACTATCTAGAAGAAGGTTCTTCAACGAAAGTTTATGTGAATAATGCACAAGGTGCAATAGACTATGCAACTGGTAAACTTGTTATTGACCAGTTGAATATTACAGGAACAACTTTAGATAATAATGCTGTTGAGGTTTTTGTAACTCTCAACTCAAACGACATTGTGAGTGTTCGTAATGTTCTTCTAATGATTAACGAAGAAGATATTACAGTTAACACGATTGTTGATAAAGTTGCAACTGGAGAATCCTCTGCTGGTACAGAATATCAGACAACGGGAAGTAGTGAGTTGAGTAGAACCGGCGGGTCAGGTCTTGCTGGTGCATCGTCAACTATCTCATCTTCATCATCATCTGGTTCAAGTAGTAGCGGAAGCGGAAGCGGTGGAAGTTCTTACTAATGACAGCACAATTACCAAACTTAGATATTGATAATATCAAAGGACAAATCTCATCTGTAGTTTCAGACCAACTTCCCGAGTTTGTCAAGTCTGACCATCCAACTTTTGTTGCTTTTTTGGAAGCATATTATGAATGGTTAGAAGATAATGGTAATGCAGTTGAAACGACAAGAAATGCTAAACTCTATAATGATATCGATAGAACCGTGGATGTGTTCGTTGATTACTTTAAAAGAAATTATCTAGTAGATATTCCAGATAATATTGTTAATGATAAGAGATTATTAGTTAAACATATTAAAGAATTATATCAAGCAAAAGGTACTGATAAAGCACTTATTCTTTTGTTTAGAATGTTATTCAACGAAGAAATTTCAGTATACTATCCGAAAAATGATATGTTGCGTGTTTCTGCTGGTCAGTTTACTTCAGATACTATTATGAATATTAAATCTGTTACTGGTCCTGCAGTAGAAGCAGTCGGTAAGCAAGTAATACAGGCAAATCAACCACTACAACCTGATATTAATCGTGCAACTGCTTTGATTGAGAATTTTATCGCCTTTTCTGTTGGTGANGAGTTCGTTTATCAAATGACTTTGACAGATAATTCAGTATCGGGAGTTTTTGTTGCTGGACAAGTTGTTACCATTCAAGGAGATACAGGTCTTATTAGTGGCATTGTTGATGAAATTATTACAAATGTTGATGTTGCTGTTGGTGGCGCTTATTATACTAGCGGCGANCCACTCGTAACTAAAAACTTAACTCCNGACATTCAACTAGAAGATGCTAGTGGTAATATTCTCAGTGAAACTGGAGATAATATTGTAACAGAAGATATTGGTACTTCCGCTCAATTTGATATTACTTCTATCGGACGAGGTGGTATTGATAAGTATCTAATCGAAGAACAAGGTAGAGATTATGCATTAGAAGAGACTTTATCATTTACTCAAAGTAATATTGGTACTAATGCTCTCGCCAAAATTAATAGAATTGAAGGTAGACTAATTAATGAAGCAAGCGGTGATGGCATTCTATTAGAGACTGGCCATAACATTCTTGCTGGAGATTTGCGCGAAATTGCTAAAGAAGATGGCGATTTACTATTACTTGAAGATGGGTCAAAAATTATTCCTGATGACGCAGACCATCAAGGGCAGATACACGAAATATTAATTGTTAATGAAGGTTCAAATTTCAATGCACTTCCTATAGTTGGCGTTAACACCGTCGCCGGAACAGGTGCTAGAATTTATGCACAATCTGAGACAATCGGAAGAGTAACAGGTGTACAGAGAACAAATCTAGGTTCTGGTTATTTTCAATCGCCTTTAGTTATTCCTAGAAACAATTTAATCTTAGAAGATATCTCTGGTGCTTTCATTTTAGGCGAAACTATTATTACGGATGAGTATAGACTTTTAAAAGAAGATAGAAGTTCACTACTACTTGAAGACGGTGGTAGAGTGGAGACTGAAACCACAACTTCTCATTCGGGAGTACTAAAGTCGATTGATACCACTAGACAGTTATATCAAGTACAAGTACCTACACACGAAAACACTTTTGCAACAGCGCCAGGGAGAAGTAGAGTTATTGGTCAAATATCCGGCGCAACTGCTACGATATGTCAATGTGATGTAGTTTCCATTTTACCTAGAACGGGTACTGTATCAACTAGTGAGGGTGTTTTATTTGGTGCTGATGGACGTATCTCAGAAAGTTCGAAGAAGATACAAGATAGTTTTTACTATCAAGATTTTTCATATGTTGTTAAAGTTGGTAACTCAATCAACATTTGGCGTGATGCAGTCAAAAGAATATTACATCCAGTTGGTCTCGCAATCTTTGGTGAGGTTTCTATTGCCACATCAGTTCGTGCGAGATTGTGGGGTGGGTCTGATGTGAGATTGAATGATGTTGCGCCTAGATTTAAACAAATTCAACTTTTAATTAGTCAAACTCTTGATTTAGTTCCTGTTGCGAGAATACAAAAATTAGAACTTGAAATTTTCACAGAACTAGTATATGTTAACTTGTTCCCAACTCGCCTTATGCTAGAAACTGGAGGACTAATAAAACTAGAAGAGAAATCGGATCACTATCCTGAATTGTCTGGAGAACATTTTCATTATTTGCGTGGAGAAAGCGAAGTTATTGGAACCGAAAAAGGTGCCGTGTATCCAAAACTAATTTATCCTACACACCCAACTCCTATTGCAAATATCAATGCAACAATGCAACTGTTAAAAGATATTACACTATTCTTGCACGATGCCTCACCTGCGCTTTTGGTAGATGTTGAAGTTCCTACATCTCCAAATAATACTACTGCAGATGGTAATCAACATGGAAAAGTTAATCAAGGAACTGATCCTAAGATTATTATTCAGACATTTGAAGCATATATCAATCTAGTAACAATGGATCATTCATCTAAGAGACAGATTGAAATTTACAAAGAACTAGCAATGGCCGCACGAAGCATTCAAGATGTTGTTACGCTATTACTACCTACAATTACATCTGTAGATGNTTTACAAGTAGTTGCTACATCNAAACTACACCTTATCGCATCTCTCGGTCTAAGTGATGCTATGCTACACGAATCCTTCGGTTCTGCCCAATTAGGAACTACAGGATATTCAATAGACCGTTTCAAATTCTTGTTCCCTCCATATAGTGCTGGAACTAGAAGTATCGACCGCGGTGGTCGCATATATAGAGACACATACGACAGTAGTGTACTCACAGCAAACTACACCGGAACTAATACATCAAATGATAATTATTGGGATACTTATTCTAATATCACTGTTGGCAATCTAAATGACTTAGTAACAGTGGATGATTTGATTAATTATCCGGGTAGAAAAACTAATTTCGCGTTTGATAGCGAAATATTCTTGCGAGACAATTAATTGTCTTATAAATAATGTAATAGATTAACTTAGAGAGGAATAAAATGGCCGCAATCATTACGAATAAGTTCCGAATTCACAATGCGGAATCCTATATTGAGGGTTTCAGTGAAGCATCGGGAACAAATGTTTATCTTTTCATTGGTAGACCACAAGCGTGGACTGATGATACCGCTCCTCCTACTCCTGCTGATAACTCAGATACTAACTTCAATGCATACGATGATATGGTTGCAATGAAGCGTGTTACTGCATCTGATGTTACTCACGCAGTTGTAAGGCGAGACTGGACTTCTGGAACTGTATACGATGAGTATGCACATGATTACACATCAAGCAACCAATCTGCTTCTGGTGCATCTAATCTGTATAGTGCAACATTCTATGTAGTTACAGATGACTATAATGTTTACAAATGCATCTTTAATAATTCAGGTGCAACGTCAACAACCAAACCAACAGGAACTTCAACTGGTTACATCACAACCGCAGACGGTTATGTATGGAAATACATGTACACTATTTCTGCCGCTGATGCATTGAAGTTTTTATCAACTGACTTTATGCCAGTTAAATATGTCACTTCTGATCCGGGTGCTGGACAACCATACAAAGAACAGTGGGATACACAGCAAGCGGCAACAGATGGTGAAATTAAATTAATCAAAATCACAAATGCTGGTTCTGGTTACACATCTGCTCCAACCGTTACTATTAATGGTGATGGTACGGGCGCTACTGCAACCGCAACTGTTAATGCTGGTAACATTACTGGAGTAACAATTACTAACGAAGGTACAGGATATACACAAGCAACTATCGCTATTACTGGCGGTGGTGGTTCATCTGGTGCAATGAAAGCAATCATTTCACCAAAAGGTGGGCATTCATCTAATTCAGTACACGAACTTGGTGGATTCTATGTGATGAACAACGTAAGACTTGAGTACAATGATGGTTCTGGAGACTTCCCAGTTTCTAACGACTATCGTAGAATTGGTCTTGTTCGTGATCCATATAACTTTGGAACTAGTGTAGTTGCAACTGATACAACTAAGACTGCTACTAAGTCAGTAACATTTGACGCAGTTGGACTAACCGGTACGTTTGTAACAGATGAAACAATCGTAGGTGGCACATCTGGTGCAAATGCTAGAGTAATCGATTGGGATTCGACAAACAGAATATTGAGATACTATCAAGATATCAATACTCAATTTGTTGCGTTTCAAGCGGCAGAAACAATTACAGGTAGCACATCTTCCGCTTCAGGTACAGTAAACTCAGCAAATAATCCTGAAGTTGAACCAGATAGTGGTGATATCATGTATATCGAACATAGGCGTCCAATTAATCGTGCGTCTGACCAGATTGAAGATATCAAATTAGTCATCGAATTCTAGTCTAAATACTACTATAGATTAGAAAAGAAACTGGAGTTATAAATGGCAGTCATAGACTTTAATGTAGACCCTTATTATGATGATTTCGATGGAGCAGGTGGTGCTAAATCGAAGAACTTTCATAGAGTACTCTTTCGTCCTGGATTTCCTGTTCAGGCGAGAGAGTTAACTCAATTACAATCGGTTCTCCAAAATCAGATTGAAAGATTTGGACGACATATTTTTGATGAAGGTTCGCAAGTTATTCCTGGCGATATTGCTATCGATATGGAATACGACTTCATTAAAGTTCAATCGACATTTAATGCACAGAATGTTGAAAGTTATAGGTCAGATTTTCTTAATAAGATTATCACTGGTGCTGAGACAGGTGTTAAAGCGAGAGTTATTGGAACACTTGCGGCGACCTCTACCACTCCGCTAACACTGTATGTCAAATATGAAGACAGTGGTACTGACAATAATACTAAAGTATATAAAATTGGTGAAACTGTAACTTCATTAAATGTTGATAATACGACTGCAAAGAACCAAGATTTAACCACAGACCAAACTACAGAAATCAGTGCGGCATTGCTAACAACTGGCACTTCATACTCAGTTAATTCTGTTACTCCTACTGATAGTGGTGGGTTAATCACTGCCGGTGCGAATGATACTGTTGGAGTTGGGTCTGCGGTTGAAATTCAAGCGGGTGTATATTTTGTAAATGGATTCTTTGTTGCTAATACTAGACAGAGAATACTTCTTGATAATTATCATGACAAACCATCATATCGTATTGGATTTGATGTCTCACAACAAACTATCACTCCAGAAGAAGATGAAGCACTAAAAGATAATGCACAGGGAGCGTCTAACTTTGCCGCTCCTGGTGCGCACCGATATAAAATTCTATTAACTCTAACTAAGAAAGGGTTAACAGATACTACAGACACAACATTTATTGAACTTGCCCGCGTTAATGCTGGTCAAATTGCTAGAATTGTTAAAAAGGCAGATTATAACTTTTTGCAAGAAGAGTTTGCTAGAAGAACTTTTGATGAAAGTGGTGACTACGAAGTTAAACCTTTTAGACTTGATATTCGCGAAAGTTTAATTTCTGGAAATAACCGAGGTATTTTCACAGTTGCAGATGGTGGTAGTGCGGATAAATTAGCACTAGGTGTCGAACCTGGAAAAGCATATGTTCAAGGTTATGAAGTTGAAAGTCAGATTACAAAGTATATTCTTGCTGATAAACCTAGAACATTTAATCGCTTAGTAGATACACCTATTCAAACAAATATTGGTAACTACATTTTAGTTCAAAATCTCTCAGCATTACCTGAGATTGATGATTTCGAAGAAATTTATATTTATGATGATTTTGCCGCAGGAACACCAGCAGTAATTGGTTCTGCTAATGTTAGAAGTTTTATTCTTCATGATGGAGACTATCAAGGAACACTTTCAGAGACAACATTTAAATTAGGTCTCTTTGATATTCAAATGAATGATGGTAAAGACTTTGCGAGAGACACTAGAGCATTTGGAGATAGTTCAACTCCCGGTTCTGCTTCATTCACCGCAGATGTAAAACCTAAACTTATTAGATTGACTGGTACCGCTACTTCAGCAACAGGTGCATCTGCCGCATTAACTGGTGTTGGTACACGATTTAACACAGAACTCAAAGTGGGCGATAGAATTTTCATAGATGGAACTGATGTTGGCGAGATTTCTTCAATCACTAATAATAAGACGGCAGTACTTGCCACTGGACAAGCAGTAGTAACCGCTGGTGAAATGCAAAGAATGTCTGCAGAGATTATTCGACCTGACCAGAAAAGTCTTGTATTTCCAACTAACTTCTTTAGAATGAGAAAAGTTAGAGGTGATAGTTCTACCGATCCAGATAATGTTCTTTCAACAAATTATACTGTTCGTAGAAAGTTTGCAACTGGAACTATTACAACATCAAATAATGGTTCCGTTTCTTTCACTGCCGCTGGCACTGAGGAAACTTTCGCATCAACATCTAATCTGCAAAACTTTACACTTGTAATTAATACTCCAGGTGGTAATGGTTCGCGTGTCGCTGGTGACTTACTCGACATTACAACTTCAAACTTAGCACTCTCCGGTTCAGACAGAACTCTTGATATCACTAACTTGTTTAGTTTGTCAACGAGAGCATGTGCCGATGGTGATAGTGTAGACTTGATTGCTTCAGTCAATGTTCGTGGTAATGATGCTGTTGAAAAGTCAAAGACCTTAAACCTAAATCAAACTAAACAAGTTACAACTCAAGCAGAAGCACAAAACACAACAATTAAACTTGGTAAAGCAGATGGATATAAATTGAAATCTGTTAAGATGTCTGCAGATTTCTCAACAAATGCAACTAGTTCTGACCAAGACATTACAGACCGATATACGTTTGACACAGGGCAGAAAGATGCATTCTATGACTTAGCATTCATTAGTCTTAATGCGGGTCGTCCAGCGCCTACAGGGCGTTTGTTGATAACATTTGACTACTTCTCACATGGTGCTGGCGACTACTTCTCAGTAGATAGTTATGATGGTGTTGTTACTTATGAAACTATACCAACATATCAAAGTCCAGGTAACGATGGTCAAACATATGACCTTAGAGATTGTTTAGACTTTAGACCTAGAATTGATGATAGTGGAGTTAACTTTACATCATCTGGTGCATCTAAAGGCGAACTTCCTGCGATTGGCACGAATGTTGAAGCAGACTATTCATACTACTTAGGCAGAATTGATAAAGTTGTAGTTGACTTTGATGGTCAATTCCAAGTTATTAAGGGTGTGGCATCCGAGAATCCTATTCCGCCACTTGATATCGATAAAGCAATGACATTATTCGAAGTCACATATAAACCATTTGTGATTAATACAGACGAAGTAATAGCAAGAAAACTTAATAATAGGCGATATACAATGAGAGATATTGGTCGCCTAGATACTCGTATCGGTAACCTAGAAGAGATATCTGCACTNAATTTACTTGAAAAAGCAACAACAGACTTATTGATTCCTGACGTTGATGGTAATCCAAGATTGAAAAATGGTTTTATTGTTGATAACTTCAGTGGACATAACATTGGTAATGTTGGACATCCAGATTATCGCATTGCGATAGACATGAAGAAACGATTAGCACGTCCAATGGCACACACAGATGTGGTCAAAGTTGTTGAGCAAAACACCTTAGATTCCCAAAGAACTGCGGCAAATTACAAAAGACATAAAGATGGAGTTATTTCATTAAATTATTCTAATCAATCTTGGTTGTCAAATCCATATGCAACAGACAGCATGGAAGTAAATGCATATAAAGTTTCTGCATTTACTGGAGAGATGATATTAACTCCTGCATCAGATGATTGGAAAAATACAGAGCGTAGACCTGACCTTGTTGTTGTTGATGACAACAACTACGATGCAATTAAATTCTTAGCAGATGAAATTGGTGTTGAAGGTACAGTTTGGGAAGCATGGCAAGATAACTGGTTTGGTGAGCAAGTTTGGACTGGAGAGCGTAACATTGGCCAAAGGATTCAAGGCAGATGGATTGGGAACGTGCTTCAGCAAACAGGCACACAGCAAGTTGGACAAGTTAGAGAGGGTATTGAGACTAAGTTATTAAACAATACCGTAGATAAAGCACTCGGCGATAGAATTGTAGATATCAATATGATTCCTTATATGCGTTCTATTCCGGTACTAGTTCAAATTGGAAACATGCGTCCACTTACTAGAGTTAATGCATTCTTTGATAATGAAAATGTTAATGAGTATGTACAGCAACATGATATTCTAACAGTTACTTCTACTAATAGAACAGATTTTGATTTTAAAGATATTCAACCACCAGGAGGTGCATTGGATTCTGATACCGCAAGATGGTATGGTTCGTGGGCAGGTCCTGCAACTCGTTTAGCACAACCAGCACAAGCATTTGCTAATGGTGACGTTGTACGAAATCAACCACACACTGCAGTTTCTATTACAAACGTAGTTCAAGTTGGTAACATAACTACTAT